GCCGTGCCGGTCCAGCACGGTTTCCAGCTTCTTCTCCACGTCCGGCTGCTTCCGGTCGGTGTACAGCTCGATGTGGAGCGCGTCTATCCTCTGGTACACGATCCCGTCGGCGGAGAAATTGTCCGAAGACGGGAACAGGAATATGAGAAAAGGCGGCTCCGGAGAGTCGCCCTCGGCAAAGTGGTCATAGGCCAGCGGCAGGCCGGCCTCCTCCAGCATTTCGACTATCGCGTCATAGGTCATAGGTTCATCCTCCCAGCGCCCGCTCCAATTCACGCTCGATCTCCTCCGCGGCATGGTCCTCAGCGGGCGCGATGTGCGGGATGGCGCGGACCCGGCCACCGCCGCGCTTGGCATGGCCGTGTTCAAGCAGGTGCGCCAGCATATAGCGGGACGGCGAATACACCGTGACCTCGATGCTGGCGGAATCCTCGGCGGTCACCCGGTAGGTCCAGGATTTGGCATAGCGGCCGGTGCGGACAGGCGCGGAGGCGTTGATATCGTCCTTCACGATCTTGCCGCCCTTCTTCACCGCCTTCTTCACCTCGTCAATGCCCGTCTCGGCGAACTTATTTAGCTCCTCCATGATGACATCCGCCATCTCGTCGATGCTCACTCTCTGGTAGCTCATAGGCGTCACCTCTCCGTCAGGATGGTATGGAATTTCCGGCTGTTGTGCCGGAAACCCATTTCATCAATGCTGATGATGTTGTAGACGTGCCCGCCCACCAGGACGCGGTATTCTTTTGAGTTGACGGCGGCGGTCTCTGTGGACCAGCGGACCGTGATATCGAGGCGATCAGCCTCCTGCGTGTATCCCGCGTTCTGTGTCTCCTCGGCACTCTTGCCGCTGGCGACGCAGGTCGCCCAGCAGGAGAAGTAGTCCGTCCAGGCGGAGGTATGGTTTCTGTACTGGTCGATGACGGTCTGGTTTCTCTGGATAGTAATGCGCGTGTTCAGCCCCGCAATGTCCATCACACCACCCCCTCACGGATGCCAAAGAGCAGAGAACGCAGGGTCAGCGTCAGTGCGTGGTGGTCCGCTTCCTCCCTGTGCTCAAACAGATACCCAAGGGCATAGAGGATCGCCACGCGCATGGTTTCCCGGACAGCGGCCAGCTCCGCCGCCGAATAGCGGTCGGAGCGGCACTTGTCCGAATCGATGTCCGCCCACTGTTCATCGGTGAGGCGGGCGACATCCGAGCACAGCCGGGCAGCTGCGGATAAAAGGGCGCCGACCACGGCGTCCTCATCCGCTGTGTCCACCCGGAGATATTCCCTGGCTTCACTCAGCGTGATCAGCGTCATGGCCGGCACCTCCCATCATCAGCCGTTGCCGCCGCCGCTGCCCATGGCCATGACCTGCATGGCCTCCGGCAGGATCAGCTTGCCGTCCACGCGCTGGGTGCCGATGAAGCCCACCTGGTCGGTGACGGCATACAGCTCGTTCAGGCGCTTAAGGGTGCGGCTCTGGCGGTCGGCGATCCAGTAGTAGCTGAAGTCGCCGAACAGCAGCACCTTCTTGCTGGCGTCGTCAGTGGCCTTCCCGGTCAGCGCGGGCATATAGCCGCTGGTGTAGATCGGGCGGCCCAGGATAGTATCCGGCTTGCCGACCTCAAGGCCGGGCTTCCAGATGTAGTTGTCGTTCTTGTCCTTCAGCAGCATCAGCTGGAGCAACAGGGTCTCGTTGCACAGGAAGGACGCCTTCCGGCGGTACGGGGACTTGAGGCTGTAGTACAGCTTGTAGATGTTGTCGAAGTGGACGGTCACCGCATCCTCGGTGGTGTTGCCCTCGGACGCGGTCAGGCTGGTGAGAATGCCGGTGGGCTGGCTGGGCGTGACCTGCGGATTGGCGGAGGGGCCGGTGCCGTTGATGAAGGCGTCCTCCTCGGCGTTGCCGAAACGCACGCCGAACCGCTGCGCAATGTGGGCGGCGATATTGAAGGCGCTGTCGTTCAGCAGCTCGTTGCTGACCTTGATCATGCAGCCCAGCTTGTAGGCGGACAGGGTCTCCTGGGCAAAGCTCATGTCGGACTCCTGGATAGCCGCGCCCTCTTCGATCCAGGAAGCGGAACCGCTGTCCGTGGCGATGGGGATGGTGCGGGTGCCGGAGTTGGTATGGATGGTGTGCGCCAGGGTGCGGAAGATGTTGTTCTCCTCAAGCCCCTGGATGAGCTGCTTTTCAAACTCATTCGGAACAGTGAAGCCGCCGTTCTCGTTTACGCCCACGGACAGCGCGTCACGCACCTCGTGACTGTTGTTGCCGCGCATCATGGCCCAGAAGGCATCGTTGTACTCGGCGGTGGCGGTGGGATTGGCGCTCTTGCGGCTGCCTGCCTTCGGGTCGGCGTGGACGGGCGCGGAGGTCGGTGCGGACAGTTTGGCGTCCATCTCCATCTGGTCCTCCAGCCGCTTGATCTCATCGCCCAGGGCCTTCACGTCGGCGGCCATTTTGTCGTACTGCTCCACGGCGTCGGCGGCCACAAGGCCGTTGGAATCACGATGCTCCTCCAGGAAAGCCTTGGTCTGCTCCCACAGGGTGTTACGCTTGTTGCGAAGCTCGATAATCTTACTCATGGTAAAATCCCTCCAAAAATGATATAGTTTGCATGAAAAAAGCCGGGCCCCTCATCTGAGGAAGTCCAGCTGGTTTCTGAGAATCTGATAGGGTACGGCCCCATCCTCCGTTTTGCCGTCCATTCCGATCATGGGAGCGGACGGCGGCTCCGGCGCTTTGCCGATGGCGCCCAGGCGGTTCAGGATCGCCATGTCCATCACGCGGGTGGAATACATCTGCGCTTCGATTTCCGCATCCTCTGTGGGAGGTTCCTCCGCAGCCTGTTCTTCCTTCTTGCCCTCGTACAGGATGACGTCGGCAAAGCCAAGCTCCACCGCCTTCTTGGCGTTCATCCAGGTCTCCTCGCTCATGAGGTCGGCGATCCTGCCGTGCCTGAGTCCCGTTTTGGCAGCGTAGGCGTTGATGATGCTTTCCTTGACCTCATTCAGCGTTGCAATGGCCTTCTCCATGTCCTTGGCGTTGCCCATCGCAATGGTGGACGGGTCGTGGATCATGAGGAGCGCCGTGGGGGACATCTCCACCCGGTCGCCCGCCATAGCGACCACCGACGCGGCGGAAGCCGCGATGGACGCGATGCGGACGGTGATGGAGCCCGCGTACTCCTTCAGCATGGTGTAAATCTCGGCGGCGGCGAACACGTTCCCGCCGGGCGAGTTGATCCAGACGGTGACGTCGCCGTCCCCGGCTTCCAGTTCAGAGCGGAAATCCTGCGGCGTGATCTCATCGCCCCAGAAGTTCTCGCTGTCGATGGGTCCTTCCAGCCGAAGGACGCGGCCCCCGCCATCATCATGAATCCAGTTCCAAAACTTCTTCATTTCTTCCTCCTGTTCGTCGTTTTCTCAGGTTGCTTCTCCTGCTCCGGTGTATCTCCGGCACTCTTTCCCGCGTCCTCAAGCCGGACATAGCCGCCGTTCAGGTAGTAATCGTCCCCGCCCTTTTCCGCAGGAATGAGATTCATGTTCTCAAGGCGGCGGATGTCGTTGGGAGACAGAAAACCGTTGCTGATGCCCGTAGCATAGCCGCGCATCCGACTCTGGTAATCGCCGCGTAGCAGCCCGTCCACGTTGAACTTCGGGAAATACACATCCTGCTCGTCTGGGAGCAGAAGGTCTTTCACAATGGCCTGCTCGAAGCGCACCAGCCAGGGCGTCAGGGTATGCACCACGAAGTCGATGCTCTGATGCTCGATGTTCGAGAAGGTGGCGTGTTCAAGGTCCTGCACAAGGTGCGGCGGCACCCGGAAGATTCGGCATATCTCGTTTACGCCGAACTGCCGGGTGGAAAGGAACTGGCTGTCTTCCGGCGGCAGGGAGATGGCTTTGTAGGACATCCCCTCTTCGAGGACGGCCACCTTGTGGGCGTTGTTCGCACCGCCGTACACGTCTGACCAGTTCTCCCGTATCTTCTCCGGGTTCTTCAACACGCCGGGATGCTCCAGGACGCCGCTGGGCTGCGCGCCGTTCTTGAAGAAGGCGCTGCCGTATTTCTCCACCGCCAGCGTGGTGCCGAGGCTGTTCTTCATCATGGCGATGGGTGAGAAGCCGACCAGCCCGTTAAAGCCCAGCCCAGGGACGTGGAAAACCTCGTCGCTGCGGAAGAAGATGTCCTTGTCCCGGTCGCCCGGAACCTCGTCGGTGTATGCGTGGTAGATGTAGTAGATGCGCCCGTTCTCGTCCCGGTCGACCTCGACGTTCTCCGGGGCCAGCGGATACAGCGACACGATGCCGTTCCTGCCGTCCCGGATGATCTGGGCGTAGGCATTGCCATATAAGAGCAGGTGTGTCATCAAAGTCTCGAAAAACGAAAAGCTGGTCATCTCCGGGTTGGGCTGGCGGTATAGCAGCTTATACAGCGGATGGTCGGTCGCCCGTTCCTTATCCCTGCCGCCGCCGTCTGTGTATTTGTAGAGGTGCAGTGGAAGCCCCGCCACAGATTCCGCCAGGAGCCGCACACAGGCGTACACCGTGGCGATCTGCATGGCGGACTTCTCATTGACCGTCTCGCCGGAGTCCGCTTTGCCGAAGACGAAGGTCTGCCCGGAATCGCGGACGCTGTCCTCGACCTTGGGGGCGTCCCTGGGGCTGATGCCCAGCCATTCAAAAAAGCCCATATCGTTATTCCTCCAATCAGAAAACGAGAAGGCCGCGGGTGTCGTACACGCTCTCCCCGGTGTCGTTGCCGCAGCGGATGGCGCGGTCAAGACCCATGATGGCGGCGATGGCACCGTCGATCTTCTCGGTTGATTTTTCCTTGTCCGCCTTGATGTTCCCGGCGGGATCGGTGCGGATGAAAATGTTGTCCATCATCCACCGCAGGACGGGGTGCCCGCCGTGCGCGATGCGCTTCTCCAGCACCAGCTTCATCAGTTCCTTCGTGGGCGGGGACATATCCTTGAAGCCCTGCCCGAAGGGAACCACCGTGAAGCCCATGCCCTCAAGGTTCTGCACCATCTGGACGGCTCCCCAGCGGTCGAAAGCGATTTCACGGATGTTGAACCGCTCGCCAAGGCTCTCGATGAACTTTTCGATGAAACCGTAATGCACCACGTTTCCCTCCGTGGTCATGATCTTACCTTGGCGCTCCCACAGGTCGTATGGGACGTGATCCCGCTTGACGCGCAGATCCAGCGTGTCCTCCGGCACCCAGAAATACGGCAAAATATAATACTTGTCATCCTCATTTTCGGGAGGAAAAACCAGTACGAATGCCGTAATATCTGTAGTGGAGGACAGGTCGAGCCCGCCGTAGCAGACGCGCCCTTCCAGATCGTCAGGGAAAAACGGGAACGCGCAGGCATCCCACTTGTCCATCGGCATCCAGCGCACCGACTGCTTCACCCACTGGTTAAGCCGCAGCTGGCGGAAGCTGTTCTCCTCGCCGGGGTTCTGCTTCGCGGATTCGCAGGCGGCCTTCACCTTGTCGATGCCGACCGTGATGCCCAGGGAGGGGTTCGCCTTCTTCCAGACCTTGGGGTCCGTCCAGTCCTCATCCTCGGATGCGCCGTAGATGACGGAGTAGAAGGTGGGATCGATTTTCCGTCCCGCCTGGATGTCCAGCGCCTTCTGGTGTACCTCGTAGCAGATGCTGTTGGTGTCGTTCCCGGCCGTGGTGATCAGGAAGTAGAGCGGCTGCATCCGCGCGTCGCCGGAACCCTGGAGCATGACGTCAAACAGCTTTCTGTTGGGCTGCGTGTGAAGCTCATCGAATATGACGCCGTGGGTGTTGAAGCCGTGCTTGTTCGCCACGTCAGCGGAAAGCACCTGGTAGGAACTGTTGGTGGGCAGGTAGGTGATCTTCTTCTGCGATTCCAGAATCTTCACCCGCTTGGACAGCGCCGGGCAGAACCGCACCATGTCCACCGCCACGTCAAAGACGATCTTCGCCTGGTTGCGGTCGGCGGCACAGCCGTACACCTCGGCGCGTTCCTCGCCGTCGCCGCATAAAAGAAGCAAGGCAACGGCGGCCGCAAGCTCGCTCTTGCCTTGCTTCTTGGGTATCTCGATGTACGCCGTGTTGAACTGCCGGTAGCCGTTGGGCTTCAATATGCCGAACAGGTCGCGGATGATCTGCTCCTGCCAGTCGATCAGTTCAAAGGGCTGTCCCGCCCAGGTGCCCTTGGTATGGCAGAGGGACTCGATGAACATGACGGCGAAGTCGGCGGCATCTTTGTCGTAATGGCTGTCCTTCGCTTTGAACTTTGTGGGCTTGTATTTCTTCAGCTTTCTCATCGCCATGCGCGTCATCACCTCCCGCTGGCATAAAAAACAGCCGCTGCCGTAATCGGCGCGACCTTCGTCATATACGAGGAACAGAGCCTTGCGGCTCCGGTTCCATTCGGTATTCTGTTCCTTAGCTTAGTGCGCCATCGCCCAGGCAATCGCGTGTCCATCGTCCTCGAACTCGACATCGCTGACCGCCCGCAGCCCAATGGTGCCTTCGCAGGAATGGTCATCGGTCAGGAATTCGTAGGCCGCCCCATAGTAGCAGGGCTTGTTGTGCTGGTAGTAATAACCGGCGATGACCACCTTGTCCCCGAAGGTCAGGAGCTTGCTCCAACGGCATTCGAGGTCTTCCGGGGTCGTGGGGTTCGGCAGGCGGTAGGTCTTCATTCCTTCGCTGATTTTCATGTTCGTGTCCTCCGTTTTTTGTATATTCCCTTGCGGTATGGACATATTCGCTCTAAACCGGAACTATTGCAAGTTAATTATGGGCAGTTTCCCGCCCATAATGTACACAAAGATTCGCGCCGGTTACTGGTGTATTTTTACGGCCTGCGCTGGTGGATGATGGAGATGATTTTCTCACGTTCCTCGGCGGAGATGCCGATGCTTTCCAACGCCTGCCTCGTCCCACAGTCCGGGCAGATGTGCGTCTCGTTGTCCGTGCGGGACAGCGCCGGCGGGTCGGCGTAGGTCTGCCCGCACAGTGGGCAAATTCTGGGCTGTCTGATGCTCTCTTTCATCGCTCTGCCTCCTCCGCGCTGATCCGCAGCGCCTCAGTCAGTTTCTCCTGGTCGAAGCCGAAAGTGTCGTACCCCTGGCGGCACACCCGGACATAGTAATCCCCTGGGACACCGCAGGGCCTGCCCTCGTGCATGATATAGACGAAAGCATCCACCGTCCTGCGCCTGCCGGTGCGGATACCCTTGTACTCCACCCGCATGTCCCGCTTGTAGTAGAAGGACGGGAATCCCTCGTAGCGGTCAAGGGCCGCCTCAGCGTCTTCCGTCACTTCCCAGACGGCCACGGGGACCGTGCCGCCGTCGTGCTCCTCGATTGTGAGATAGGAGCCGGTCTTGCTGCCCTTGAAAAGCAGCCGCCAGCCATGAAGCTCTGCCGTTCCAACGACCCGCGCCGACGGGCAGCGCATCCGCATCTGAGGAACGTGCAGATTGCTGCCGTAGGCGATGTAGTAGCGGCGCGCAGTATCGCGCACACGGCCATAGGCCATTTCGTATCTTCCTGCCATTGTGTCTACCATCCTTTCTCTGAAGGCTTACCCTTCTACCACCGAAAGCC